TAAGCTGTTTTATTTTTTGATTAATATAGTTGTACCTCAAATCAAGTGTAAAATTTATTTTTTCAATTTATTTTTTTAATTAATATTGACAATAAAAAAACAATATTATAAAATAAATGTAACAAAGATAAAAATTGATATCCTAAAAATAGTTGAGTTTGTTTTATATATTATTCTGTTGAAAATTGATCCTATTCCAATGTTTATAGAATTTCTGCTAAAAATAATAGAAAGGATAGTAAATTGGTTGAAATCAAAGGAGGAATGTAATATGAAGAAAAGCAATAACAAAGGTCTTAGTTATATATATATGGGAATGGTGTGTTGAGCAAACTAACGGTGGTTAAGATATCGTTTTATACATAAGACCTCGGTGAAAATCCGAAAATTCCCGCCAAACAAAAGGAGCTTTACAGCCCCTTTTTTATTATACTATTTTTTATTATTTCACTCCTCCAAGCCATTTAGCAAATCCTATCTTGTAGTTTGAAGTTCCACTTACATTATATCTTACCATTGGTCTATTATTAAATATTCCAAAACAGTCACATTCTTCGTATGGTGATAAACTTCCTATCACTTTTGTTAAACTTGTATCTGCATATATTATTTCTTTTGTTGAACCGTTTTTATATCTTCTCACTGGTTCATCACTCCCTTCAACTTTTGATACTGCTACTGTAGTTGTAGCTTGTCCTAATTTATTTGCTACATCATTTTTAAATTGTATCCAAGCCTGTTCATTTCTTACATAATATCTTGGACATTCTTTTCCAGTCACATCGTAGTGCCTTATAATTGCATCTATACCTAAATTATATCTTTTACATATATCTGCACATAATTCTACTAAACTATTATATGTATTGTCGTTGAATTTTCCATCCCAATCTGGGTGACAATCTTCTATTCCTATTGATTTTCTATTCATTGAATAACTACCACTATGGAAAGCAACTTCATTTTCTGGTATACATCTTATTATTTCACCGTTTAAGCCGATTATATAATGAGATGAAGCATATGTCTTATGTGATGTTGCTAAACTCTCAAAATAGTTTCTATTGCCCAATGCAGAACTTCCTGCATTTCCAACCCAGTGAACTACAATTTTTTGTATAGTTCCTTGTTTTTCTCCACTTCTTGAATATGGATTTACTGTTAATAGTCTATCTTCTATATTCATTATTCGTTTGCCTCCCCTCTTGTATCTTCTTCTGCAAGTTCCATTGTTTCTACAATTTCCTCTTCCATGTTTTATTCCTCCTTGTTATTTATTGCTTTTTGCCCTAGCAAATATGTACCTATAACTCCTTGCACTACTGCAATAATTTGTACTATTTGAATTGCATATGGTATTGTTATTCCATCAACTGCATTTATCCCTGCAACTAACGCACTTACTATTGCAAGTATATTTGTTAAGTATTTTGCTATTGTTTTTAATTTTTCCATATCGTCTCACCTCCTACATAAATTTACTTAGTCCTAAACCAAAGGCTATTGCTGTTAATATAATTCCAGTTATAAAAGAAATTACCTTACCTTTTACTTGTTTTTTAGTGTCTTCATAATCCTTAATCGGTTTTTCTTCTATTATTTTTAAGCGTTCGTTCATTTTGTTTTGTTCTTCTCTCATTGCTTTCATTTCTGTTGCTATTTCTCTTACACTTAATGTTAGGTCGTATATATTTTCTACTTTATTCTCAACTGCATCTATTCTCTTTGTGTTTGATTTTTCTCTTTCTTCTAAGTGAGCTACTTTTTCAATTAGTTCTGTATCTTGCATTATTCTTCCTCCTTGGCTAGTTCTTCGTTAGTCTCTTCAACTTCTACATATGTATCTTCTACTAGTAATGTTAATTCGCTATATTCTTCATCACTGATTTTGCTCATAGCATAAAATACATTTAGTTTGTTTTCAATGTCTGTTTTTTCTTTATAGTATTTTTTTGTTATTAGTTTCTTTAATAATTCTACTATCATTTATTCCACCTCGCTTTCTACTTCTTTTTGCAAGTTATCTAATAGCATTGCACTTGTTTGTGTTGTACTTAACAACTGCTTTATTTCGTCTATTTCATTTTGCATTTTTTGATTTTGTGTCTCTAAGTCTTTTGCATAATCTAAACTTAATATTGCTTTACTATCTGTTGTTATGTTTGTTACGTTTTTATATGTTCTTGCGTTGCTTAGTTCTTTTGCTACTGCTTTTTGTTCGTCTGTAAATGCTATTCTTTTTTCTGTTGCTGTTTTATAGTAAATAATAATGTTATTAGTAGACAAATATTTCTTAAATGCTGCTACTGTGCTTTTCTCTAATCTTGAAGATTTTATATATATAACAATATTGTTCGGATAATTAGAACTTGCATTTCTTATATGTTCTGTATTAGAAGTATCTCCATATTTTGAAACTAGCTTATCACATAATATTTTGTTTTCGTCTACTTTTTTTCCATTTTCTAAAATATTTAAGCAATTTATTACTGTATATTCTCCATTGCTCTCTACACTAAAATTAGAATCGTTTTCAGTTCCATTTAAAACTAGTTTATTCCAACAATGTACTTCTTCTCCATTGTCCCAATCAAGATAATCATCTGTTAGCATTTCTTTTTGAACTGGCATTATGTATGATTGCTCTTGATGTTCTTCGTATTGTGATACCTCTTTTTTATATTCTACTTGTAAATCTGGATAAATATCTTTTTTTGTAAAACTTAACAATAGATAATTATGCTTATTATTTTGAACTGTTTTATTAACTTTTATATTTATTGTGGTAGAATTTTCTACATAACCCGTATCGAATATTTTACAATCTATATTTTCTACAATCTTATCGCTAAAAGCATATCTTAAATTATATGAAAATGTTTTTGTGAAAGATATTGCTATATTTGTTTCAAGCTTGGTGATTGGAATAATTAATAACTTCTGGTCTGAACGAGAAAATAATTCACCATTTGCACCTATTCCTACTCCATTACATATTATTTCTTCATTTTTATTGTATATATTCTTATTACATTTTGTTACTTTAACAGCTCCCATACCATTACAATTTGGATTATATGGTAATACTTCTGCTCCTTTTACTACCATAATATTGTTCATATTTAAATTATTTCTATAAGCACCAATAATGTATTTAGTTGTTGATGTCGTTGTTATTGTATATTTATTATTTGCCTCTGTATTTACATAATTGCACATATTATGTTTTAGAAATTTTTTATTTTTGTCATATTCTACTATTGCAAATTGACCATTTGCTTTGTTTTCACAAGTTATTGATATTATTTCATTGCTATTAACTTCTATAAAATCACTATGCGTCCATACAGTATTGCTTGGTTGTAAACTTCCGTCTGATAATACAAATCCAATTTTTTCTGTTTCTTTATTGTAATAATTTACATTACTACCAACAGTCTTTACTGGACTTTGATAGTCTAGTGAAGGGCTTACTCCGTATTGTTCCCATGTTAATTCTTTATTTGATTTAGCTATAATTGGATATTTTACTTCGTTATATGTTTGCCCAGGTGTTGCCGACATTGCTCTTACTCCCGTTATATTTACTTCACTAGTAAAAGTATATATCTTTGTAAGAGTTTTATTAAGTTGTTTTATTCCAGAAAACAATACAACATCATTTATATAATATGTACCCGCTTCTAATGTAAAAAGAGTTGGTGCTTCACTGTTATAATATCCTAAAAACCACACATTTACAGTTCCATTATCAGTAGTTGTTGCAGTTCCTTTAAATTGATAACTGCCATCTTCATTTATTACACAAGTTATTCCACCACTTGTTCCGCCTTTTGCATTACTCATATTTAATTTATTATATCCCGCTCTCGTCGCTTGCTCTTGATTTCCACTAATGTCAATTCTAGCTCTGCAATTGCTACTGTCTTCAACATGTATGTATTCTCCGCTAGCTTGTCCTCGTATTGAGTTTTGATAAAAGTCTTCTTGTGCTTCTTTTAACTCTTTTTCTAGTTCTGCTTTTTCAGTTTGAAGTTTTAATATTTTATTATCTTGTGCATTATCCTTTGCTGTTATTTCTGTTTTCATATTTGATATGTCTTTTTTTATTTGTGTATCATTATATTTAGATTTTTCTATTGCATTATCAACACTTTGCGCAAGCTTTTTCATATCTGTAAGCACATCTGCAACACTATTCTCGTCATCATTGTAATATATTTTATTTTTACTTGTTTCAGCCATCTTATGCTCCTTTCAA